CAGGAGGTGCAGAATGAATAGCGGAATGGGAATTGTTTATTCCAATGCTGGCGTTGACAGTACGGCAAATACTGTAACCCTTGTTGGTCATACAACAAGTATTAACTTTCTCAACACACATGCTTCTACAAATGCAGTTATTAAACTTAATGGTGGTCCACACCAGATTTTAATTCCAGCAAATAAGGATTATGTTAAGGTTGAGGGTGACTACACTCAATTTCAAGTTGTAACTGCCAACGTAACGGTTGCAGTCTTTGCACTTGGCTGATTTGCTATATAATAGATTTATAGCATACACTTAGGAGTACATCTTTTATGACAAATTTTAATATGACCTTTCCAATTGATATGGTCAAGAAAGAAGAACGAATTGTTACTGGTGTTGCCACAGCAGACAATGTTGACAAAGTTGGCGATCTTGTAGATTTTAGCGCATCACTTGACGCATTTAAAAACTGGCAAGGCAACATTAGAGAGATGCATGCCCCGGTTGCTGTTGGAAGAGCGATTAGTCACAAAGCAATTAAAATGAAAGGTGTTGATGGTGAAGAATATAATGCAATTCAGGTTGAGGCATATATTTCAAAAGGCGCAGAAAGCACTTGGCAAAAAATTCTTGACGGAACACTTCGTGCATTTTCAATTGGCGGAAAAATTTTGAAAAAAGAGATAATGCAAAACAAGGTTCACAATGGTAGACCAGTGTATGTTATTAAAGAATACAATTTAGGTGAACTTAGTCTCGTTGACAATCCAGCAAATGCAATGGCGATAATCGATCTTGTCAAGAAAAATAATGCCGGTGTTCTAGAATATGTTCTAGAGCTATTGGAAGAAGAATTTGAAAAGAAACAACCTTTGAAAGATCCCAAGGGTGGATTAACCGCTGCTGGGAGAAGACACTTTAAACAAACTGAAGGCGCTAACTTAAAGCCCGGAGTTAGGGGTGCTACAGATACTCCAGAAAAAATGCGCAGAAAGGGTTCGTTCTTAACAAGATTCTTTACCAACCCTTCTGGCCCAATGAAGAAACCAAACGGGCAACCAACAAGGCTTGCTCTTTCAGCCGCTGCTTGGGGGGAGCCAGTACCAAGTGATGCTGCTGCTGCTGCACGGCTTGCGGCAAAGGGAAGAAGGCTTTTAGAAAGATATAGAAGGCAAAAGGAAACAAAGAAGTTTGATGGGAGCACTTCTGGTCTGGTTGACATGAATGAAGATTATGATTTAGACGCAGATGAGGCAGCAATTGAAGTATTACTAGATACCATCTTTGATGATCTAGGTGACGTTATTGAGCAGGGAAAGACCTATTTTGAGGGTATTGATTTAGAAAATGAAGAAAATCCCGAAATTGGATTGCTAAATGATGTAAAATATGATAAGGTAAACCCTATGGATAATTTAATTAATGGTGATGAAAATAAATTATCACTTGTTAAAAAGTTTGTTGCTTGGCTTAGTTCGGAGCCAAGCGATGTCAGTCTTAATAAAACTGACGATGCTGAAGCCACATCGGAGGCAGCAGTACACACTGAACAAATGGAGGAACAAGAAATGGATATTGAAATGTTAAAAGAAGTTCTTGGCTCCGTCATTGATCAGAAGCTTAACGACTTTGCCACTTCGCTTAAGGCTGAAGTTGAAGCAAATGTTGCTGCCAAGATCGATGATGTTGCAAAAAGCCTAGAATCGCAAAAAACAGAACTTGCTCAAAAGTTGGAAACAACTGAGAAGGCTCTGCAAGAACAGACTGCTAAGGTTCAAGAAATTGCAAACGCTGGCGCTGTTAAAAAGAGTGTTGACCCCGAAGACAACGATGAAGAGGAGACGGTTGTTAAGTCTACTCCACAGTCGGTCTGGAACAACATTTATCTACCTCAGGCTCTAATTGAGTCTTTGGGTTATAAGTCATAACAAGGAGGACTTAAATATGCCAACACAGGAAGAAATTCTTTCTAAGGCCGGCGAAGTCACTACGAGCGTCGTCGGAGCCGGTAGCGGTGGTCTGCTCAAGCCTGAGCAGTCAAATCGCTTTCTAGATTTCGTAGTGGATCAATCCGTTCTGATGAAGAACGTTCGCGTTGTGCGCATGCGCACACCGTCAGTTGAAATTGATAAGTTGTCAATTGGTGAGCGTCTACTTGCCAAGGCAACTGAGGCGAGCAACACTGGTACAAATGCAGCTGTTACCTTCTCAAAGGTTTCGCTCTCCAGCGTTAAGCTTCGTCTTGACTGGGCGCTCAGCACAGAGTCCCTGGAAGACAATATCGAGGGTGCTTCGTTAGAAGATCACATCGCTCAGGTTATGGCTCGTCAAACAGCCAATGACTTGGATGATTTGTTGATCAATGGCAACACATCTTCGTCCAATGCTCTTCTCAAGGCGCTTGATGGTTATCTCAAGTTGGCTGTTGCGGCGGCTGGTTCTACGGGTACGAAAATCGTTGATGAAGGCGGCAACAATGTTAGCCGTGCAACGTTTGATCGTATTCTGCGAAACATGCCGACAAAGTATTTGCAGAAGCGCAATGAACTGCGTTTCTTTAGTGGTCCCGGTATTGTGCAAGATGTTTCATTTAGCTTGCAGAATCCGAACACTGCAACTGCTGCAACGGCAGGTGCTCCGGCTCCTGGCTCAACATTTGGTGAGCAAGCGTTCTTGCAGGGGTCTGTCCGTGCAAACGGTGGTCCTGGTGCAACAGGCATTGCGCCATATGGCATTCCGCTAGTGGAAATCCCACTTATGCCGGAAACAGTGGCTGGTGACTACTCCGGTGCGGCCGGTAGTCACGGCTTTATTGAATTGATTTTCCCCAATAACAAGATTGTGGGCATGCACAGAGACATCACAGTGTATCGTCAATTCCAGCCCAAGACAGACACAATTGAGTATACGCAATTCCTCAGAGTAGGGTGTCAGATTGAACATTCTGATCACTATGTACTTGCAAAGAATGTGAAGTTGCGCACACTCTGATAATAACTAGTTAATGTTGATGGCGGGGTGGGGAAACATCCCACTCCGCCAAAAACATAATAGGAGCCCTATGACAGATAATATAATTAAAAGCGAAGATGTTGCCCCAAAGAAAACGACAAAACAAAAACCAAAAAAAGTAGAGTCGGCATCGACTAGTTGGGGTGAGAAAGTTGTTGTTTACTTTGAAGGAAGTGTGTATTCTTTTGTAGATGGAACTTCATTTACATATCAGAATCCAATGAAAGAATGGCCGGCTGATGATGCCGAAAGATTATTTAACATGGGACTTTTTAGAAGAGCGACTGACGAAGAAAAGAAGATATATTATAATAGTGTGGAGGCATAACAATGGCTGGCAATCTTTCTAATTATCTTGAGAATAAATTACTTGATCATTTTCTTGGCACAACAACATTTACTAAGCCAGCAGCCGTTTATGTTGGTTTGTATTCTGCTGCCCCCGGTGATGCTGGCGGCGGCACAGAGATTAGCGGTGGCTCATATGCTCGTCAATCTTCTGCATTTACTGCAGCCTCTAATGGCGAAACATCAAACAGTGCAAATATAGATTTTGTGAATATGCCAGCCGTTACCGTGGTTGCAATTGGTATTCATGATGCATCTACGAGTGGTAATCTTTTGCTGTGGGGAACTCTCACAACAAATAAAACAACAGACGCAGGGGATACACTAAGAATTGCCACAGGCGATCTTGATATCACCATTGACTAAGGAGAGCCTATGAAAAGACAAGAGTTTAGTGGCGGTGTATTAAGAACAACGTTGTCTGCTAATATCAATAGCGCTGCCAGTTCTATTGCCGTTGCAGACGGTTCTACATTTCCTTCTGGGTCTTTCCCCTTTGTTATTGTAATTAACAGAGGCAACGCGGCAGAAGAAAAAATTTTAATTTCTACTAGAACCGGAAATACATTTGCCGTTTCCAATCGGGGATATGATGGCTCCACAGCGAATTCTCATACAGCCGGTGCTTTTGTTGATCATATTCTTGATGCAGCAGTAATTCAAGATATGAATCACACAACATATAATAATGAAGTTTTGGTTTGGATGGGGTCTGACTAATGCCTAGCTTAACACCTAAAAGTTTTTTTGTTGGATCAAACGTTGGAGCTGGCTCTAATGTTTATACTGTTGCAAATACGGTTGGTAATTATTCAATAATTAAAAACATTAATTTGTGCAATACAACAGCATCAAATGCTGTCTGTAACATTCATCTTTTGGTTAATGGGGCAGCGGTTGCCAATAGCAACAAAATTGTTAGCAATGTAAGCGTAACGTCAAATAATGTTGTTTTTTATAACACTTCCATAGTCATACCTGCTAATAGTAGTATTCATGTTGCACAAACAACAGCCAACGCTGTAACATTTACAATTAGCGGTATCGAATATGCCTAATCTTAATAATTCAGTACTTATACCAGAAGTAGTTACAGGTGGTGCAAGCGTATCCTCTGGAGCACCAGATTCACCAACAACTGGCGCTCTCTGGTTTGATTCAGACGATGCTAAAGTTTATGTTTACTATGATAATTTTTGGGTTGAAATTGGTGGCAATCCACTTGGAATAATTGCAAGCGCCACTGCTCCAGCAAACCCAATTTTAGGTCAAGTTTGGTTTAAAACTTCTACTGGCGGTACATATATTTATTATGATAGTACCTGGGTTGAAATTGGCGGAACACCTCTTGGTGCAATTGTTAGTTCCTCTGCTCCGACAAGTCCTTTAACTGGTCAAATCTGGTACAACTCTGAGGATGCTGGTGCATATATTTATTATGATGGATATTGGGTTGAAATTGGCGCAGCACCATTCAATGCATTAATTGGCACTATTGATGCCAAAGGCGATCTTTTAGTGGGAACCGCAAACGACACAATTTCTCGTTTGGCTGTTGGGGCAAATGGTGCTGTTCTTGCGGCAAATTCTTCAACAGCGACTGGATTGGAATGGTCAACAACCGCTGGTGGCGGTGGAGATCCATTAACATCTAAAGCAGCAGCCATATTTATTATGGACATTGGAGCGTAATTTAATGTATAATGTAAAAGGAGAATAGCATATGGCAGTAGGCGATAGAACAGAAAGAAGGCTTGGTGGACCAACGCAATTGGGTACTACAACAACGACCATTACAACTGTTGCTGCCAGCCGGGTCAATGTGCTGAAACAAATTATTATTACAAATGTAGATACGGTAGATAGGACATTCTCTTTGGCGATCGGTACTGCTGCAACCGCGGCAAATCGAATTATTTCCCAATTACCCATTGGCGCAAACGACATCATGGTGCTTGATACAGCACTCGTTCTTACGGCGGGTGAAACCCTTCAGGGGCTTGCAGATGCGGCAAGCATCGTTAATGTGACCGTCATCGGGTGGGAAAAGGAAGTCTAAACCGTGGGTCTTTCTGCCGCTTACGGCGAGAAGTCCTTGACTGGATATTCTTACGGCGCTGGTAGCGG